GTACCGCTCTCGCCCGTGATGAGGACAGACTCTGGCCTGTGGGACAGCTTGTCCGCTGACTCTAGTACACGCAGGCAGTCGGCGTCTTGGGTTATGAATTCCCCGGTGTTGTAGGCTATGGCTTGTTGCTTGAAGGCTTTAAGCTGGGCTTCTAGTCTAGGCATTCTTTGCCTCCGTAAACTTCTCGTTAACCAAAGTCTTGAAGGCCTTGTCTATCTCGGCTGTGACAGTCAGGCCAGAGACATCGTACCAGAAGACTAGCTCGGCTTGGTCTTGCTGTATGGTAATGTCGTGGTCTTCGATTGCGCCCATGCTTACCTGTGTACCGTAGCCTCCAGACCCATAGTAGCCGTACTGTAGTCGCACCTCTTTGGGTTCAAGTTCTTGGAGGTGGAACAGGAATCGGCGCATCATAAACGTAGCGCACATGGCGATACACAGCCTGTCGGCGTCGATCATTTCTTGGAAGTCCTTGACCTTGACGTAGGTTATATGTACGTCGCCGCCTCCACTACAGGGAAAGGTGGCTATCACCTCGCAACTGTAGCCCATAGTCTCAAGGTGATCTACTGCCCTGTATATCAAAGCACCCCTATGGAAGTAGCATTTCTCTGGTATCCCATTGTGATTCCAACAGTTCACGTAGATCGTGAGCAGGCGTTTGCCTCGGGTTATTACGGTGTCGTTTTCTTCCTCCTCTAGGAAGTGTTCGGGGCTGGCGTCAGTTGTCGCTGCCTCTATGTCTATCATGCCGCCTGCGATAGTCGGAACGTAGTCGGTGAGGTACTCTTCGAGCGGGGCTATAGCATCCACGGTAGCCTCGTCTATCTCTGTTTTCTCTAGCCTATTCAGACCCCAGCCTCCAGCGTCCAGCAGGAAGACAGCCTCCGTCCATGACTGTGTACCGTACCAGCTATCGTCGTCTGCATCCTTGTGGGATGCGTAGTCCTGCAGCTTATCCTGCTTGCTGTGTGTTGGGTCTTTGTCTAGGGCAGAGCGGAACTCGTCCCATGTGTAGATGGTTTTGTGTGCTACTTTGTGTTTCATGGTGTTCAGAAGGGTACGTCGTTGTCGTCTAGGATTTCCTTGATGTCTTCGGGTACGCTAGGCTTTGGTTCTTCCTTGGACGTATCCTTGATCTTGTGGCTTTGCGTCTTGGTAATTGACGTACGCTTCTCGCTATAGATCTCGAGTAGTCTACGGCGTTGCTCGCCCTTGACCGAGCGGAAGACCGTAGCGTCCAAGGCTTCGAACTCATCCCAGCCTGCCTTAGCCATTAGGTTAACACATTGCCGTAGGTTGCGCGTCGCAAAGATTACCCGTATCTTATGGGTCTCGGCGTACTCTCGCATCGCTTGGAAGCGTTCGATGAACTTGTCGAACTGAGTCTGGGTTATCTTCGGCTCGTCTACGGATTTGTATATCCCTAGCGTCCACAGTTTCTCTGCGTTAGCATCGTAAGGCCACTCTACGCAGACGAACTCATTGAGTAGGGCTACGTCTAGGGCGTTGCGTCCTATGTATTCCCGGTCTGGCCCTAGTCCCCATGTGTTTGCAGTACACATGAGGTGGCACTTGGGGTGGACTTCCTGCATACCATACGGCATATAGATATGACCAGAGAGTATGCCTTTGATAATCATTAGCACGTTCGAGTTGCCGTTGTCTATCTCGTCGATCACGGCTAGGCCACCGTCTTGGATTATCTTGGTGAACACACCGGGAACGTAGTTACCCGTGGCATTGTTGAAGCCTATCAAGTCATGGGTTGCAGTCTGCTTGTTGACTTGGCGTATGGCGTAGTGCTTGCAGCCTAGGGCATCCTTGACTGCGTGGGTTACACGTGTTTTGCCGCTGCCCGTAGGCCCGATAATCATGGCCGGTTCTCCCGAACCCATCACCTCTATCAAAGGTTTGAGCTGGTAGTGCTGGCCCTTGATGTTGGTGTAGTTTATCACGTTATGGCTAACGTGCTGCTTAATCTCCAAGACTATGTTCTGTTGTGTAGTCTCGGCGATTTTTGTTTCTAGCTCGCTGAACTTTGTAGCGAACTTGTCCTTGACTGAGGATAGAATTTCCTCGGTCATACCCTTCATCCAATTATTTTCTGCTGTCATTTTTGTTTTCTCCTTCCTCTAACCAATCTATGTAATCGTCCAGTAACCCATCAACGGGTACGTAAACGTCTGTCTTGTAGGCTAGGCGGCCAAGGATAAAGCCCTCCTTGTTACCTAGCATTGCTGCGTTATCCAGCGAGTAGCCCTTGATCTCACCCTCACTCTGCAAAAACTGCAGGATAGAGGGGAGTTCCTGCTTAACCCGCTCGAAAAACTTTTCGTCTGCCACCTCCAGCACGTAGCTGTGGGGTAGCTCTATGTATTCTTTGTCCCAGTTCATGTTAGTAGAATAGCATATAGCCTAGGCCTGTTCCGACTAGCCAGCTTAGGCTAGCCATTGCGAGCCAGCCTAGCCATATTGTCAGTCCGTACATTAGTTCTATGTTTTGTTCGTGTTTGTTCATTGTTGTTCGTGGTCTATCATTTCGTTTGTGTGCATCATATCCTCAACGTCTGCCTCGGATAGATATTTACAGAAGGCTGTGATTACTGTGTCTTTGTCCAGTAGTCCATCCTCTATCATTTCATACAGTAGGTTTGTGTATTCTCTAGTCATCGTATCTCCTTATGGTGTTGTCTGTTGGTGTTTCTAGGGATTCAACCCAAATCTTTTCTAGCACTAGCCAATTAAGGTTTACTGGACAGGGTTCTTCTACGATACCCCAAGTTCCTAGGCCTGCAGTCAACTGCAAACCTTCCGTACCCGATATGCGTACCAACTCTCGGCTGCTTTCGGTGTACTCTACGCAATGTCTCAGGCTATTCATTTGTTTCCTCCTGTACGGTAAGGTTCTCGTCTTCGAGTTCTTGGTACTCGTTGTCGGACGCTATGTCTTGTTGTACTGTACCGTTAGTGAATACGTTGACCCAGTTTTCTTTGCGGCCCACGCTTGCATTGATGCAGGCTAGCTTAGCCTCGACACGGGCGCATACCTGTTCCTCGATGGTGTCTTTGTACCATACGACTTCTTGGGTTGTATCGGATATAGATGTGATACGGTGGCCTCTGCCTAGGGCTTGGACTAAGTCTATGGCTGACCATGTCGGGGGTATGATTATGTGTCGTGGCCTAGCTTCCTTGC